TCTCATTGAGATTGGAAACGCCATGCGTCGTGGCAAGCCCCGTGACCTTCGCTTTATTCTCGATCACCCTATGGTGCATCGCGTTGACGGCGAAGAGCAGGGTAAGTTCTTCCGCATTGCTCTAGAGACAGCCAAGGTCGATGAGTTCTTGGGTGGAGATTACAGGGATCTGTCCCGTCTAGACAAGTACATGACCACAATCGCCATGGAGCAGGACGCTAGTTCTTCTGGTGCACAAATTATTGCGATGACCACGAAGAATAAACAGCTTGCCGAGCTTTCCAATGTTGTACCGACCGTCCGTAAAAAGCGGTTGTACGACGAGATTGCCGGTAAGACCTTCTCCGATCCACGGTTCAAGGCTCTTAACGAGAAGCTGGGTCTGAAAGAAAAAGATCTTCAAAAGGCCGCTAAGGCTCAGAACATGGTCACCTTTTATGGTGCCGGTGAACGCACAGGAATGTTGAATGTTGAAGGGAAACTCTCGAAGGTTCTCAACAAACAGGAGAACGTTCTTGTTGTTCGTGCTTCTGAGCGTGACACTGTTTTACAAGAGATCGACGCTCGGATTGCTCGTGTTGAAAGATATGACCCCGAGACAGCCCTTGAGTTGCGCGTATTGCGTCAAAACATTCGAGATATCTTCAATAAGGGACTTGATCCCGGTGACGAAATCTTGGATGAGCTTTACTTCCTGTCTCCACAGACGAGGGAACTCGTCGAAAAGATGTCACAGTCTTATGATAAGGTCGTCACACCCGATGACTTTAAAACGATCGCAGGCATCATGTCCGAATACCTCGCAGAAGACGTACCAATCCTCAAGGACTTCACCAAGTTCTTTGGTCGTCTCGCACAGGACTTCTTGACCAACGCCAAGCCATCATCCTCCGACTTCGATTGGAAATCAGTTGCAAAGCTGACTCTGCTCGGTGAAAAGAAGAAGGGTTATGTGCTGCCGGATAACGTCAGTAAAATTTTGGGCATCAGGCCGGGAGAGCCTGTTTCAGAGAATGTGCTCAAGCGGTTTGGTTTCTGGACTCCAAATGGTACACTGGCGGACATCATTTATGGCGTTGAAACGCCAGATAAGCGTCGTGTGGGTACCTCCTTCATGAAAGTGGAGGTGGCACAAATAGCTAAGCTCAGTGAGTTGCAGGTGTTCTACGCCAATAACTTGCCGAAGTCTTGGACGGCTGTGCCTTGGGTAAACTTCGACGGTAAGGTACTTGAGCAGGTCTTCACTCAGACGTTCGAAGAGCGTTTGCGGTACAAGGACAAAGACGGGAATTGGATGACCAACATTCTGCAGGTGCCTCAGAAAACAGAGGCTACTTGGTGGGAACAGGTCATCAACAAGCAAGGTAAGATCAATGATATTGCCAATGCAACTCGAGCTAGAACTGCTTATGCCGTCAACGGCAATCACTCAAACGACGCGGTCATTGTCAAGCGGTTTCATTTGTGGGGACGTCAAAACGGTATCTCAACCAGCACCATCCATGACGCATTCTTCACTAACCTCGGTGACATGCAAGACGGCCGGAAAGCTCTGAGAGAAATCTACGCCGAAATGACAAAGCGTCAGTCTGTCAAACAGACGCTCGATGAGCTCAAGGCACGTGGTTTGCCAAAAGAACTGTACGACAAGTACCTGAATGAGGCGATTGACACCGGCATTATACCTGTTGTCGGTCGTTCTGTTGTTGGCGGTAAGGTTCTCCAGAAGGAAGACATTCTGACTGCCGAGGACATCCTCCAGCAAACTAAGGACGATTTCAACGATGACTACGGATTTTACGGAGTCGGTTAACTGGCTCTATATGGGTCAATGGCCTTGCTATGTCGGATTTGTGTTTGCACAAGAACCATTTGATGCTGAATGGCGTAGAATGAAACTTCCCGGTGAACCTCACCCGATACAACGTACTGGCTCTGCATGTACGCATTTGTTCGATCATCCGAAACATGGTATTGTGATTATTGTCGGAATACCACGTGAGTATGCGAAGAAGCCTAAAGCAGCTGCCGCTGCCCTTCTCGCTCATGAGTGCGTACATGTGGTGCAATACATCAAAGAAGAGTATTCGCCCACCAGGGATCTGGGTGTTGAGTCTGAAGCTTACTTGTACCAATATCTGGTGCAATGTGGTCTCGAGCTCTTGTGGAATCCAAAGAAGAAAGTCTCTTCTGAGGAGCCCAACCCGCTAAATTAACCCAGGCATGTAATGAAACATATGCCTCCGAAATCCACGATCTTTTGGCTGTGCCATTGATCATGAGCTGTGCTCAAAGGAAAAACAATGTCTGAAGAATCCCAAGAACAGAAGCCGGAAGACCTCGAAGGTAAGCCTCCTGTGGAGAAGCCCGAGGGCGAGAAGCCGAAAGAGAAGACCGAAGAGAAGGACGACCTCGCCCCGATCAAGGACAAGCTCAACAAGGCCTACGGTGAACGTGATTCGCTGAAGGAAGAAGTCGAGAAGCTCCGTAAGGAAAAGCGTGACGCAGAGCTCGCTCATCTGAAGGAGACCGGAAAGGAAAAGGAAGCTCTTGAAGCAACCATTTCCGACCGTGACGAAGAGATCGCCAGTCTCAAGGACCAGATTGTTGCTCTGACGAGGGATAACAATGTCCGTGAAGTTTTTACCGGATTTAAGTTCCGGAATGAACGGGCGGCAGATCTTGCGTTCGATCAGGTTACCAAGGAACTCGTCCAGGACGATAAGGGGACTTGGGTGCACCGGTCGGGCAAGTCGATCAAAGACTTCCTCACTGAATTCTCAGAAGATGAGGACAATAAGTTCTTGTTTGTTGAGAAGGAGAATCGCGGCACGGGTATTCCGCCGACAAGCAAACCCGCAGCCCCTAAGTCTGACGGTAAGCTCGCTGGGAAGTCCCAGAAAGAGGTACTGGAAATGGCCGCAAAGGGTCAGCTTCCAAATCAACGAAAGTAAGATTAAATGGCCGATGAATACGTTGACGGCGTAGGTAATAAGTACGTCCTGCAGACCGCTATTGGCGCGTATGCTCAGGAGGCTTACACCGATGCTCGTCGCATCACCAATTCGGGTATCGTTTCTTCGAACCCCACCATTGATGCCAATGAGGAAACCTTCACCGGTCAGCTTCGTTGGATGAAGCCGATCACTCCTGTGATCAACATCGCATCGCTCGTGGATCCCACGGACGGTGTGCCGACCAACTTCAGCAGCGCGTTCCTGACTTACATCAAGACCATCCGTACCTCGGGTGCCGTCAAGATTAATCTGGCCGACGCTGTGACCAAGGAAGACGGTCTGAAGCAGTACGGCGATCAAGTCGCGAACATTCGTTTGATCGACGAGAATAACGCTGTGCTTTCGATCCTGAAGGGCATTGCTCTTTCGGAAGTGATGCGTGGTACTGGTACGGTCAACGGCCAGGTTGGTCTCGGCGGTCAGACTTTTGACACCGATCCGACCAATGCTCGCGTCGGTATGTACGTTGACCTTGGTTCGGCACCAATCGTGTCGTCCAATGGTTCGGGTGCTTCCCGTGTCCAGGAGCTTATCGAAGCTCTTGGTATGGCTTGGAAGGATTACGAGCCGGAGTACGCGTACTTCTTCGCCGATCCGCTGATGGTTGCCGGGCTTCGTTCCGCTAACCTGATCGACGGTGATCGTGTCACGGACGGTTCGATTGAGTTCGAATCCATCCTGGACGGCAAGCTGCGTCTTGTCAAGAGCCGCTCTAACCTGTCTTTCTCGAACGCTGAACGTACGGCCATCAATACTGGTGCGGGCATTGACCTCGTCGGTACTCGTACTTCGTTTGTTGTGCTTCCGGGCGCAATCGCTTTCGAGTCTGTCAATATCAGCAAGCCCGTTGGTATCGACAGCGATGAGTCGGCTTACCACGGCGGTGGTACCACTGAAATGTGGAACCGTTGGGGCTATGTCGCTCACCCGGTTGGTTATGACTGGGCTGGTCCGAAGACCAAGTTCCCTTCGGATATGGACTACCAGAGCGTTGAAGTCACGGACGATGTTCTTGTGCCGATCACGCATGGTTCGGTCACGGACGCAGACAATGCGCGTACTGTGTGGCAGCGCAAGACTTCGTCGGCCCTTGGTCTGGGTATTCTCCCGATCTTCCACGGCTAAGGAGAACGTAGGTGTTCCTAGTTGATGAGACTACAGTCCTTGATGCGGACACCTACTTCGCTAAGAGGCTTAACGCGGACACGTGGAAGTTGTCTACCGTTGATGATAAGTTTGCGGCTTTGACGACGGCTTCCACTATTCTTGCTGATTACAACCACACCAACTGGTTGGGTCGGCCTGTAAGCAGTGCATATCCTTATCCGGCGTTCTTGCCGGGTGAACGTGCAGCTGTGACACCGACAAAGGTGAAGTGGGCACTATACGAACAAGCGTTACATCTTTTGATTAATCCTGCCGTTCTGAACGAGGAAGAATCATT